CGCGAGTACGTTGTTATCCAACCGGTTGCATAGCTAGTGGTAGTGCTTGTACTAGTGCTCTTTGACGTAGATTTAGCAGTTCCAAAAGTCGTAGTTGTGGACTTGCTTGTACCATGCGAAGTGCCATAGGTAGTGGTATAGCTAGTGGTGGTACTTTTACTTGTACCAGTAGCGCGGCTAGTGTTGTAAGACGTTGTGGTGCTTTTACTAGTGCCATGCGAGGTACCGAACGTAGTTGTATAAGACGTTGTGGTACTTTTGCTAGTGCCAGTTGCGCGACTAGTGTTATAGCTTGTGGTCGTGCTTTTACTGGTGCCACGCGAGGTGTAAAAAACAGTCGTATAGCTTGTGGTGGTGCTTCTACTAGTGCCCGTTGCACGGCTTGTGTTGTAGCTAGTAGTAGTGCCCCTGCTAGTGAGAGTTGCGCGGTTAGTATCGTAACTGGTAGTTGTTGACCTGCTAGTACCCGTGGCTCGGCTAGTATTATACGAAGTAGTGTAGCTTGTAGTAGTGCTCTTACTAGTTCCGCGGTTGGTGTTATACGTAGTAGTGTAGCTAGTGGTAGTGCTTTTGCTTGTGCCACGGTTAGTGTTGTACGAAGTTGTATAACTTGTCGTAGTACTTTTGCTTGTACCACGGCTAGTGTTGTATGTAGTCGTATAGCTTGTAGTGGTCGACCTGCTAGTACCAGTATTAAATGACGTAGTGAAAGACGTTGTAGTCGACTTAGACGTAGTGCTATTGGTGTTATATGACGTAGTAAATGTGGTGGTGGTTGACTTACTAGTGCCTGTAGCAAATGACGTATTGTAGTTGGTATTTGTAAAGCGCTGCGTTTCTGAGGCTGTAGTATACGAGGTGGTGTAACTGGTAGTTGTCGACTTGCTCGTAGCCGTTGCAAAAGTCGTTGTATACGCAGTCGTTGTGCTGTGGCTTGTACCGTAAGCAGTTAAGTAACCTGTGGTAGTGCTGCGGCTTGTACCCGTCCCGCGGCTAGTGTTATAGCTAGTCGTTGTGCTGCGTGCAGTTGGGTAATTGGTGTCAAACGCCGTGGACGTTATACGGCTAGTGCCAGACAGCGTGCCAAACGAGGTGGCTGTGCCGTGGCTCGTTCCGCGGCTAGTACCATATGCAGTAGCAAAGGATGTTGTTGTGTCCCGTGACGTTGACGATAGCGTGTTGTAGCTAGTGGTAGTACCTTGGTTTGTACTGCGGCTAGTTTGGTAAGTAGTTGCATACGATGTACCAGTGCTGCGGCTAGTGCTACTGGCCGTACCAAACGTTGTAGTAAACGTTGTGGTAGTTGCCTTGCTAGTTGTATTGCTTGTGCCAAACGTTGTCGTAAACGCTGTTTCCGTTGCCCTACTGGTTGTACTGGCAGTGCCAAAGGTTGTGGTGAACGTAGTCGTTGTGCTGCGGCTTGTGTTGCTAAGCGTACCAAAGCTAGTGGTAAACGTTGTTGCCGTGCTGTGGCTAGTGGTACTGGCTGTACCAAAGTTAGTCGTATACGCAGTAGTTGTACTTTTGCTTGTGGTGCTAAGTGTGCCGTAGGTTGTAGTTGTGCTATGGCTTGTTGTGCGGCTTGTGCTGCTAGCTGTACCAAACGTTGTGGTATAGGTAGTAGTGGTTTCGCGGCTAGTGCTAGAGGCAGTTGCAAAACTAGTTGTAAACGCAGTGGTAGTGCTGCGGCTAGTTTGGTAATCAGTAAGGTATGAGGTGCCGGTGGCGTTGGTGGTAGACCGGCTTGTATCGTACGCTGTTGTAGTACTGCGCGTAGTGCCATACAACGTTGCAAATGTTGTAGTTGTGTTAAATGTGGTCGTAAAGGTTGTAGTTTTGTCCGTAGCATAGTTAGTCGTATAGCTACTGGTTACCTGCGTTGAGCGGCTTGTCGTGTAAATTGCATTCCATGCAGTTGTAAGTACGCCGCCGTTATTTAGCAATACATAGTTAACGGCCCGCAGTGTACCCGCGTTACCTTTAACTATGATCTGCTCAGGCTCCGCTACCTGTGAGCCGTACTCCACTTTAATTGACACAATGCAACCCCGTAGTTTTTATACGACATACCAAACGTAACCATTAGGTTTGCCGGCTGCGCTTGTGGGGGTTGTTGAAGTTACCTCCCACATGTCGTTACCTAACTCAGACAGGTTTGCGCTAGTGGCTACGTTCACCACGGAGTTATCACCCTTTTTGGCAAACACCTTTCCATCAGCAGTGTTAATTGCTAACTCACCAAGCGATAAATCACTGGCATCAGGTGTATTACCACTAGATGTGTTCCGCTTTAACTTTATAGTTGTTGCCATTTAAGGCCTCCGCTAGAACGTTCCACCATCAAGCGTAGTTACCCAAGTTGGGGTTCCATTCTTGCTCTGTAGAATTGCACTATTAGCGCCGGCTGCTGTTACGCCTACTGCACCCGTGCCGTTGCCGTACAAGATACCGTTGCTTGTAAGCGTAGTTTTGCCGGTACCGCCGTACGCCGCACCAACTGCCGTTGCCTGCCATACGCCTGTAGCAATAGTGCCAAGGGTGGTGATACTGGACTGGCCAGCGTACGTGCTAGAAATGCCGATAGCATCTGCTGCAACGGTGATTTCATTGGCAGTACCAACTGCATTAATAGTGTTACCGGTTTTGGTAAGACCGGTACCTGCGGTTATCTGGCCTGCACCACTAAACTGGGTGAAAACTAGGTTATTGCTACCGAGGGTATGGCCAGTGGTGGTAAGTACGAAACCATTACCTGCGTTATCGTTACCGGCTTCAATAAAGGCGAAGCTGCCCGTGCTAGCCTCAACTGTAGTGTTAAAGTCATCAGCGCGCTCCCACGCACCTGCTTTACAAACATAAATGCCGTTAGTGGCCGCATCTGTTTGGTTTTTAACAAGTACACGGTCACCGGCTCCAATACCAATGCCATCAATAGTCTGTGTTCCGCTAAGGGTAATGTTGGCAGTGGTTGCTGCAACAACACTTTCTTTAATATCTAGCGCCTGCTTAACGCCGTCAACATAGCCTTTGCTAGCCGCATCACCGCCATCGGTAGGTGTGGCCAATCCGCTTATCTTTTGGCCATTCATAGCTAGGGCACTATTTGGCGCGCCCATTTGGTCAAGTCTGTTTCCGCGTACTGCTGTATCAAAGTCATCAATATTAGCTGCAAGGTGGTTGTGGCTATCATCGACCACTGTAACCGCTATGCTTACGTTGCTGCTGCCATCTACAGCGGTAACGGTACCAGTAGCATCACCCGTTAAAGCAATATTGAAGCCACTGCTAAGGGCATCTGCGGTGCCTGCATTGCCGGTTACACTACCTGTGATAGTGCTTGAAAAGGTTTTTGCGCCGCTTATGGTTTGGGATGATGTTTTATCAACAAACGCGCCCTTA